GGCCAGCGGCGTGGGGCCGGTCGTCGCGTTCAGGTTCACCGTCGACGCGCCCTCGGCAGCACTTGCGCTCGTCGTCGTGTTCGACTGCAGCGTGCCGCGCGGCGCTGGCCTGGCCATGTGCCACAGGCTCACCGTTTCGTCGGCATCGGTGACCCGATTCCAAAACGCCTCGATCTGTGCCCGGTCGGCGTAGTTGTTGTCCGGGTACGTGAGCGTAGCGACCCACAAGGCGCCGACGTACTCGACGGTCTTGCGGCGCCTGGTCAACGGGTTGCGTCGCTGCGCGATATTGCGCTGCAGGCCGAGCGAGAACTCCTCGAGCAGGAAGGCCGACGTCGACGGGTAGCTGATCGTCATGCCAGCGCCCTGCGCTTCTGATCGGCCATCGTCGCAACCGCGACGTTACGCATCATCACCGCGAGCCGCGCTTCCTGCGAGCGGCTCATCTCGCCGTTCACGGTGATCTGCGGTGCGACCGTGATCGACGGCGCTTTGCTGGGTCCCTTGTTCTCGGCCGCCGTCATCACGCGCTCGCCGCGATGCAGGCGCGCCAGGTATCCGTCGTAGGGAACGTAATCGAGCCCTGTGGCGTGGCTCTTGAACATGCCGGCGAATGCCGTCGATGCGTACTGCGCAAGCGGTTCCGTGATGCTCTTGCGGATGAACACGCGCAGGATGTCCTGCTCGATTCCCTTGAGTACGTCCGAGAATCGCTTGCCTTCGACGATCGCGTCCTCGAGGGCTGACTGGAATGTGAGGCCAAGATCACGCGCCGCGTCAGTCGCTTTCTCCGTCTCGGCCGTCGCCTCGGAACCAATACCTTTGATGGCCGCGATCTGTTCAGGCGTGAAGAACCCATCCGGCAACGCCCGCACAACCTGGTCGACGTGCTCGATGTGGCGGATGAACTCCCGCAGCGGGTCGATCGCGTCGAGCCATGCCTCGGCCTGCTCTTTGGCAAGCCCCTGCGTGTCCTCTCCGGCTGTCTCGGTGACCTTCGTCAGGATCTGCAGTTGTTGCGTGTAACTTTCGAGACTGATCTCCCCGCTGAAGTAGCGGTCGTCCAGGATCGCGAGCTTGCGCGCGTAGTCGTCGGCAGCCTCGGTCAGGCGCATCACCGCGGCATAGGCATCGACCCACTTCTTCTGATCGTCGGTCAATGCGGCCTGCGTGAGTCGCGCGGCAGTCGCCGACTGGCCGAATCGCGGTTCCTGCGGCGCCGTGCCGCTCGGCCGCTGACCCATGAGTGCAGTGCTGAATCCTGCCGGGTGCGCCAGCGTCTGCCGTCGCTGCACCCTGCTCTGGACTGCAAGCAACTTGTCCAGCTCGGCCCGCAGCTCCTTGACGTCGTTCGAGATCCACCCCGTCCACTTGCCGGATTCGGCATCCTTCAGTCGGCGCCGAACGTCGGCGATCTTCTCCTCGAGCGTCCCGAATCCAGTGATATTCGCAGCAATGTCCAGAGCATTGCCGAACGAGAGGCCGGCGGCCTTCGCATCGAGAAACCGTTGCGCGATCTCGGTGAGCTGCGGAATCAAACCCTGCAGCAGCTCGATCTTCAGGCCCTGCGCTGCCTGGCCTAGCCGAGTAAGGTTGTCGTTGAACTCCTCGGCGGCCTTCGCAGCCTTCTCGTCGAACACGACACCGAGCGCGCGCGCCTCCTCGGCCAGGTCTGCCAACCCCTGCCGGCCGAGATTCAGGAGCGGGATCAGCCTCGCGCCTGAGCGACCGAAGATCTCGACCGCGAACGCCGTCTTGGTCGCCCCGTCCTCGAACTGGCTGAACCGCTCGGCAACGTCTTTCAGCACAGCCTCGGACGACCGCAGCGTTCCGTCGGCATTTTTGACCTTGACGCCTAGCGCACTGAATACCTGCGCCGCCTCTTTCGAGCCCTGTGCGACGTCGCCCATCCGCGACACCAGCCGGGTAAGGCCTGTGGCCAGCTCCTCCGTCGAGACGTCCGACAGCTTCGCGGCGTAATCCAACTCGGTCAGGCTCTGCACGCCGACGCCGACCTGCTGCGCCATCTTGCCGAACTGGTCCTGCAGGTCGGCGACCGACTTGACCACTGCAGCGATGCCGGCCACCGACAGGCCGCCGGCGAGCCCGGACAGGAACCCGCCACCGAATCGGCTCAGAAGCGAGCTGGCAGAGCGGGACGCCTTGCCCAGCGCGCCGAACTCTGCCGCGATCTTCTTGAGCGTCGCGCTTGCGCGATCCTCGGCGCTGACGACGAATTTGGATGTCGGCTGGGCCATTATCGCGCCTCACGCACCTGGCGCACGAACTCGGCCTCGATCACGCGCAGGTCGTCGATCAGGTCGAGATGCGCCGCGACAGGAATGCGCAGCGCCCGCAGGATGACCGGCAGCGCCTCGAGCCTGAAGCCGACCACGCCGCTGAATCCGACGTTCAACTGAGATGTCATCCGAACCGCCACTTGCAACGCGCTCCAGTTGTCCGGCCACACCTCGAGGCCGGGGTCCGGCGGCAGTTCGATCCGCAGCCCTGCGGCGGCTGCATTGCGTCGGATCGCTGCGTCGTCCCGGCCGCCGGAGACGAGACGCTTCGCGATCTCGATCAGTTTTTTCTGCGCGCCCCCCGCAACTCGTCGAAGTACGCCGCGAGAATCCGGTCGGCCGCGCTGGCATAGTTCTGGTGCATCGCCGCCAGCGCGTCCGGCGAGAACTCGACATCGACGCCACGCCAGCCGACCACAATCTCGCGCAACGACTCCAGCGGATCGCGCTCGGACAGCGACTCCGCGAATCGCACCGCATCGTCGCGGCTCTTGTGGCGGCACTCGATCTCGACCATCTGCGCGTCATCCCCGGGCCGGTGTATTTCCACCCGCGCCCAGAATGTCGGATTCGGCTGCAGCTTGAACATCAGAGCGCCACGATCTTGATGTCGTCGTTACCGGACGACGGCGGCGACTCGAAGGCCACGTCGGACGTCCAGACGCCCTCCAGGTTCACCGGCGTCATGCCGAGCATCCGCGCCGTCGGGAACCAGAACAGGACCTTGCCGCCGGCCGCCGTCCCGTGCGTCAGGCCCAGCGCCTGCGCCGTGTTCCCGGTCACGTAACCCTGTACGGTGATTTCCTGTGCGGCGGTCAGGTCCAGCGTCTTGAGCGTTCCCGATACGCTGCGATCGGCGATGACCGCTTCCTTCGCGCCGATCAGCTCGAGCCGCGACATGACGTTGCCCATGTCAAACTCGACGCCGCCGGAGACGTAGGTCGTGCCGCCAGAGATGGCGCCGGTCGTGTACGTGCCGCCGACGACCAGGTCGGCCGTGTTCGCGTCGGAGACGAGGAGCGGCGTCTTCCAGGCCGTGAGCGTCGGCGACGGGTTCGTCGACGTGCTCGGCGTGGCATAGGGCGCCAGGAACTCGAAATTGAGCTGCGGAATCCCGCCGACGTTCACGGCGCCATTGAGGTTGCCGATGCTGCCGATGAACTGGTACTCGAGGCCGTCGGCGTACATGTAGAGCGACACGCCCTTCAGGCTCGTCGATGCCGGCGAATACTCGACCCTGGCGCCGGTCGACACCGTCTCGGTGAACCCGCAGCCCTGCAGCAGAGCTCCCCAGGCGGGCGCCGTGCCGGCCGTGCCGGAGCTGGCCGCCTCGACGGAGAACCCGAGCCGCATCCAGGTCGATCCGACCAGTGCGTCCGGCGCACCGTAGTAGCCGCGGATGACGTTGCGCGGCACGCGCTCGGCGTCGACCGGCGTGAGGCTCACCTCGCCCACCGGCAGCATCGCGTTTGATGCGGCCGTCGGCGAGGCGGACGTGCCCTTCGTCGTCTCGACCTTTGCGAGCAAAACGACGTTCCTGAACTTGCGAGCGAATGCCATGATCCTGACCCCTTACGATTCGAGACTGCCTTCGGTAGTGCGGAACTTGTAGGAGTAGCCCTTCGTCACCGCCACCACGTTTTGCGCGGCACCCTCGCGCGTCCTGGTCGTTTCCAACTCGTCGAACTCGAAGGCCTTGCCGCCAAGCGTCGGGTCGGCCATCAACCGGCCGAACGACTCGATGACTACCGCGTCGATGCCGGCGTAACTCGTGCCGAGCGCCATCACGCGCACCTCGATGTCGCGCATCTTGTGGCCGATCACAGCGCGCACCGGCGCGCCCTCGTCCCCGGTGTCGACCACGATCGCCGGCCATTTGTCCGACGCAAGCGCGTCGTTCAGGTCGCGAAACACGCGCGCCGTCGGCACCGACGTCATCGTCGGCATGCCGAGCGCCGTGACCACCGCGGCGGCAATGGATTCGGCCTTCGTCGTCATGCCGATTCCAGCGTGGCGCGCACCAGCTCGCCGTCGTCGAGCTTTTCGACCATGCGCACCGAATAGCTTGCGCCGCTCACCGTAACCGTCGACCCGCGCGCGAGCCCGGCGGTTCGTTGCGCGACGAACGCCGGCGCATCCATGACGACCGCACCGGCCAGGCCAATCGTCGACGGATTGTCGAAGTACCCCTGTACCGTCGAGGTCGACGTGCCGGTGACGACGGTGGCCGCGACGGACAGGTCGCCGAAGAAGGCGTCGAGGTTCTCGGTGAAGCTCATGCCGCGGCCTTTTGCTGTTCGGCCAGCCACGACAGGTAGTCGCCGACGACCTGGTCGACCTGTTCAGGCTTGATCGACGCCTGGCACGCCGCCGCCTTGCTGTCGCGATCCATCGTGCAGAAGTCCATCGTCGTGTGGATGCGGTGGCAGGGATAGCAGTCCAGTCCGTCGACCGCGATCGTGACCGTCTCCGTCCAGTCGCGGGTCAGGTTCTCCTGCGTGCTGTGCGACAGCAGGACGATCTTGAGCATCGGCTCGAACGAAACAGCGTTCACGATCGCCGACTCGGTGCCGATCACCACGTCCGCGAGTTGCGCGAAGGCGAGCGCCTCGCGGATCGGCCAGCCACGCTCGACCATGTGAATCCGATCGGACGGCTCGCCGGCCGGCTTGAACGGCGCATCGCCGAGCACCACGACATGCGCGCCGCGCGCGGCGATCATCTCAGCAGCCCGGGCCCAGTGCGGCCACCACTTGAATTGACCAGAGCCGGCAGGGTTCAGCACGACGACAGGCCCGGCCATCTCGGCCCGGCGCGCCTCGGCCTGCTGCCGCTCCTCAACCGTCGGCCAAAACCGCACCCGCTGCGCCGCGTCCACGCCGCACCATCCATGCACGGCCTGCAGGTAGTTCTCGTTCATCACCCGGCGGCGCACTTCGTCCGACCAGTAGAACTCGAAGTCCTTCGCGGTCGGCAGCAGGCGCGTCTCGACCGATCCGACCAGGTTGATGAATCTGTCGTACTTGCCCTGTTCGTGCAGCCAGAACTGCACCAGGTTCAGGCCCTCGAACAGGTAGTCCGGCATCTTGATGATGCGATCGACGTTCGGGTCGTGGCGCAGCACGATCTCGCCGGCGTCCTGCGTGTAGACCGTGATGTGGTAGCCCTGCGACTTCAGGTGCGGCAGGACAGAGGACAGCCACAGCGCATCACCGAACGCGCCCAGGCGCACGAGCGCGAGTGTTTTCGTAGGCCTGGGGTCTTTCCAGCGTTCGTGCCACAGTCCGTCGCCGCGCTTGCGATAGACCTGCAGGAACGAGTATTCGTCCGCGTCGGCGCGCGTCTCGTTCACGACCAGGTCCCAGTGACCGATGTCGCGCATCGCCGCCACGATGTCCTCGGGCGCAAAGTCGTGCTTGTGGTCGTGGTTCGACCCCGGCTGGCCCATCCTCGGATAGTGGTCGCGGTGCGGCAGGTACAGCACCAGGTAGCCGCCGATCTTGACCAGGCGCCACCACTCCGTGAGCGCCGCGTGGTAGTCCTCGATGTGCTCGAGCGTGTGCGAGCTGAACGCGCAGTCGAACGAGCCGTCGGCGAACAGGCTCAGGTCTTGCGCGTCCGCGCCAACATCCGGCCGAATCGTCGCGCCGAACAGGGCGTTGTCTTTGCAGTTGTCCACGCCGAGGAACGAGCCGAATACCTTCGACTCGCCGCACCCGATGTCGATCCCTCGCCCGCAGGCGTATGGGACGACATCCCAGCGCACCTTGCCGGCCTCGTTACCCTCGGGATTCTCCGCACGCCAGACCATCAGTCGTTTCCCCTAACGACGCCCTGTCGGGAATCCAGTGGCAGGCAGCAGGGAGCACTGCCGTTCGGCCGATCGAGCCTAGCCACTGGATAGCCACTCGGACTCGCGATCAGTTCGCGTAGTCCTTCGCGACCGCGAAGCTGGCCACGCGGCGGATCGCGACGTCGACGTCCTGCAGCGCGACGACCCGCACCGTGCCGGTGTTCGACGCGGTGTAGGGGTCGACCAGCAGATCGAGGCCGCCCCACTGGCCGATCATCACGTCCTGCCAGTTGCCGAAGATCGCGGCCGAGCGGCCCGTCGTCGTGCCCTTCGTCAGGTTGTTCGGCAGCTGGTTCGTCACGAACGTCCTGTAGCCGTTCACCGTGTTGTCGGACTCCCAGACGAAGCCGGCGACCGCGCTCGTGCTCTTGACGATCGTCTTGAGCTTGCCGCGGGTCTTGGAGTTGAAGAAGTAGGCGAGCGCGCCCTGGTCGGCGTTGCCGGCGGCGACCAGCGACTCCAGCTCGACGATCGATGCCCAGGTCGGGTCGCCCCCCTGCGCGCCGATCGTGCTGGTGCCGACGGACGTCGACGCCAGGATGCCGGACGGTTCCGAGCCGGTGCCTGCGCCGTTGATCGCGGCGCGGTCGATCTCGGTCGCCACCTGGCCGTACAGGTCGTTCCTGACCATCGCCTCGACGTCGATCGAGGACTGCAGCATCAGCTTGCGCGAGAAGTCGACCCACGCGCCGACCGTTTTCGGCGACATCGTCACCTGGCCGAACACGATCGCACCTTCCGTCGGCGCCGTGCCTTCCGCCACCCAGTAGGCGGTCGCGCCGGCCGTCTTGGTCGGGATCGCGATCGCGCCCTGCAGGCCAGACATCACCGTCGCGCCGGCGGCGGTCACGAACGACCGATTGCGCAGGATGTCGATGAACGACCCGCCCAGCATGTCGGTGCCGACCGTGTAGCCGCCCATCGTGCTCGTCGCCACGATCAGGTCGCGATTTGCGTGGTACAGCACATCCATCGGGATCGTGGCGCCGGCACCGGAGCGCAGGCTGCGGTTTTGCGACTTGAGCGCCGCCTCGCTCGCCTCGAACTCGAACGCCGCCGCTTCCTGCGCCGCGCGGTCGCCAGGCGCGGCCAGCGCGCGGATCAGGCGCACGACAGAGAACCGCGAACGCTCGCGCGCCGTCATGCCGACGTCGCCGGCCGTCTCCGAGCCCTTCGTGCCGATCCGCTCGAGCAGCATCGACTGGAATTCGCCCAGATCCTTGCGGCCGCTGCGCAGGTACTCCTGCGCAACCTTGTCGCCGCCGAGCTTCGCGTACTGCTCGCCGAGCTTGATGATGTCGGCGACGTGATCGGCGGCCGGCGTGGTGTTTTCGGTCGTCATGGCGACTCCTGTCGTGTGCGCAGGCTCTGCCTGCCGTTGCGATTCGGGTTCCGGCGCGGCCGGCGCTTCCTGGGATTCGGGGACCTCGACCAGCGTGTCCGCCGCGTCTTTCGCGTCGCGGCCCACGCCGACGGTGTGATCGGCCGGCACGCCGACGATCGAGGCCTCCATCGGCGTCCACTTCGTCACGCGAAACGTGTCCGGCTGGCCATCCTTGCCGGTTTCGATCAGGCGCATCTTCTCGACCGTGTAGCCGACAGACATCTCGCGGTGACCCTCGCGGACGATCGTGCGCACTTCCTGGGCGGCAGGCGTCGAGTAGAAGCGCAGGTCGCCACGCAGTCGCCTGTCGTCGACCCGCAGGTTCTCGACCCGTCCGATCACCGTGCCGCGCGTCTGGCCGTCATGGCCCCACAGCAGCGGCAGGCCGTCCGACGCGCGCGACAGGTTGATCGCCGCGTCCGAGTGCTCGAGGATCTCGGTGCCGAACCAGCGGCCGTATGGTTCCTCGCTCGAGATCGAGGCGCGAAAGACCTCGCTCTCCCCTTCACCATCGCGCTCGACGATGAGCGAGCGCGATAGCTTGCCGATTTGCTTGCGCTTTTCCATGCCTCGCATGGTGCGCAAGCGTGGCGGACATTTTCAGGGGGAAGATGTCACTCTTTCGTCATCCGTCACCGGCGGCGGCGCGGCGGCCAGCTCGATCCCCAGCGACTGCGCGAGCGCGGCCTCGGCCTGCAGTTGCGCCCACACTTCGTCGAGGTCGCCGCCCTGCTCGTCGATCACCTGGCGCCGGCTCTTGAGCTTCGCCTCGATGGCGGCGATGTTCGCCTGCGTATCCTTGAGCGGGTCGACCCATGCCCAGCGGCGGCCCTGCCAGCGATGCGAAGCGAACTTGTCGACCTTCGTCGCAGGCAGCGGCGTGCCACCGGCGAACCCGATCGCGCCGGCCAGGAGCCCCGCGCGCAGCCACCCCTCGTACACCGGCGACATGAACGCCTCGATCATCCAGTTCTGCCACTGCATCCACGCATCGCGCTCCTCGAGGACCCCGGCGCGGATCGACGAGTAGTTGACCCCCTCCAGGTCGCTCGCGAGCGAGTTGTACGACACGCCGAGGCCCGACGCGATCCCTCGCAGCGACGCCTTGACGAAGGCGCCATAGACGTCGGACGGATAGCGCGAGTCGTATGGACGAAAGTCCACGCCGGCCGGCAGCGTGTCGTATTGTCCCGGCACGCTCGTCGTGACCTGGTTGCCGTCGTCTGCAACGCCGTCGAGCCGCGGCGCGTCGCCAGTCTGGCTCACGAAGAAGCCGAGCGTCTCCGCGCCCTTGCGCGCCGCTACCATCGCAGCCAGGTCGAACTTTCCGAGCATCTCCAGGCGAAGCATCGCCGTGTGCATCGCCGGCACGCCGCGCCGCTGCTCCGGCCTGCTCGTGCGAAAAACGTGCAGGATGTCGGTCGCCGGAACCCGCTCCGTGTCGCCAGTCCTGTATTGTCCCGACGCGGTGCCAGGATGCGTGCGGTGCAGGTGATAGGCAACCGGCCTGCCATAGCGGTCCAGCTCGACGCCCATGACGATCCTGCCGCCATTGGCGAGCGTCACGTTATAGCCGATCGGTAGCCGGTCGATGTCCAGTACCTGCAGCGCGAATTGCCACGGGTTTTGCGCCTCCGCGCCGCGGATCATGCGCACCAGGCACTCCCCGTCACGCGCGACCGTCGTCGCGACGATGCGCTGCACGTCGACGAACGACAACTGGCCGGACACCTCGCAGGCGCCGCGCCGGCCCCAGTCCGCGAACGACTGCTCGATGAGCGTGTTCGCCAGTACGTCGAGCCGTGCGCCATCGTGCGCGGTCACCTGCAGCGAGAACCCGGTCGGGCCGACGACGTTGACCTCGACCTGCTGCAGGAACTTGCGTGCGAAGTCGTTGTTGTTCGCGAGCTGCCGGCTGCGGCCGCGCAACCGTTCGAGTGCCGCGGCGATGTCGACGTCGACCGCGCTCGATGCGCTCGAAAAGCCGAACGTCAGGTCGTCGACCTTCGCGGCCTCGAACGACCGGATTCGCGGCACCCGAACGGCGCGGTCGTCGCGGCCGAGCCACTTGCGGAATCTGTCGGTGATTTTCATCGCACGAACCTCGTATAGACCTTCCTGCCTGACGACTCGCCGGCAGCCAGGCGCGCAGCCACCGCCTCGTCGGCGACGACGCGCTCCCAGTACCGGATCTGCTCGACGATCTCGGCCGAGCTGCGGAACTTCATCCGCCGGCCGGCAATCTCGTACTCGGCAACGTGGCCCTGCCCGGCCTCGGCGTAGGACTTGAGCGCGGACTTGAGCGACTCGAGGGCCTTTTGTGCGTCCGATCGGACGTCGTAGCTCGTGGCCTCGCCCGGGTCGGCCAGAATCTCGACCTCGCCGATGTGGACCGTCTTGCGTTCGCCCGACTTCGTCACCAGTGCGAACGCCGAATAGTTGCCGGCGGCCCAGGTCGCGGTCGTCGCGGATGCCACCTCGACGGCGAATTCGATGTTGTCGTCGGTCGCTGACGCGCTGATCTCGATTGCGGACCCGGATGATCTCGGGATCAGCCGCAGCGTCATGGCCCAGCCATCTGCCGGCGTGTACGTGTTTCCGTCAGAGTCGGTCACGCCGATGTCGAAGTCGAGCGCATCGCCGGCGATGAGTTTGTCCTTCAGCATGTCAGTCCCCTGTGATGCGACGCGGCCCGATTCTCCGGCCAGCAAAGTAGACGCTCCTGCCGCCAATGCGGCCGGATGAAAAATAGACGTGCCGACCGCCCAATCGCCCGGCAGAAAATACGGTTCTCCTGTCTCCAATCCTGCGTGTATGCGCAATCGCAGTCGCCAGCACGACGAGCGACGAGAGTGCGGCAGAGTCCTCGCCGATCTCGACCGCCGCAAGCGCACCGCTGACGCGGATCGACCCGGACAGCGCCGCGGTGTCGCCCTGGGCCTCGAGCAGATCGAACGCGCCAATGACGCGCACCGCGCCAGAAAGCACCGCCGTGTCCGATCCTGCCTCGCTCGCCGCCAGCTCGCCGCTGATCCCGGCAGGCTCGGTGCCCAGAATCGCCGCGACGTCCGCGCCAGATTCGGTCGCGTCCAGAGTGCCGACGATCAGCACGTCGCCTGCGAACGCCGCCTGGTCGGCGACAGACTCGGACGCCGACACGCTCCCGGTCACCGGCACGTTGCCGGAGAACTCCGCAACGTCTGCGCCGCTTTCCGTTGCCGCCAGCGACCCGGTGACGATAGAGCCGCTGCTGATGCTCGCCGTGTCCGCGCCGGTTTCGACCGCCGCCAGCGCGCCTTGCACCAGCACAGTGCCGGCCAGCGCCGCTACGTCGGCTCCTGATTCCTCTGCGGCCAGCGCACCCGAGATCGCCGCCCACGAGACGGCACCGGACAGGCTCGCAGTATCGGAGCCCGTCTCCGTCGCATCAAGCGCGCCGGATACCGGCACAGTGCCGGCGATTGACGCGGTATCGGCGCCGGATTCCGCAACCGCGAGCTCGCCCGAAACGAGAACATCGCCGGCCAGCGCCGCGGTATCCGACCCGCTCTCGTTCGCCGCCAGCGCACCCGATACGAACACCTGGCCGGCAATCGACGCCGTGTCGATTCCTGTCTCCGTGACCGCAAGCGCACCACTGACCAGTACGTCGCCGGCGATAGCCGCTACGTCTGCGCCGGTCTCGCTGACTGCCAGCGCGCCGCTGACCAGAACGTCACCGGCGAATGCGGCCGTGTCGCTTCCTGTCTCCGTGACCGCAAGCGAGCCATCGACCAGTACGTCGCCGGCAAATGCGGCAACGTCCGAGCCTGTCTCCGTCGCCGCCAGACTGCCCGTTGCAGTCTGTACCGCCGTTCCGGCGAACGCTGCTGTATCAGCGCCAGATTCAGTCGCTGCAAGCGAACCGTCTATCAGTACGTCGCCGGCAATTGCGGCCGTGTCAGCACCGCTCTCCGTTGCTGCCAGCGTGCCGGTAGAACCGCCCGCCGCAGCCCCGACCACCAGTACCGGAGCACCCCACCCTACCGGCGGGCCATCCTCGATCGTCGGCGATCCGCCAACAGTCCAGTCGCGGCCGTTGCCCGAAAAGTCCTTCGCAGCGAGCGCTGCGGTGTTGCCGATCATCGGCAACCACAGGTTTAGACTCGTCACTCTCGCAGGAACGTAACGATACATCTCCTGTAGTAGCTGCGCGTCGGTCAGTACCGCGTCGTAGATTTTCCAGTTTGCCGCAGCGAAATTGCCGAGAGTCGCCGCTTGCGTGCCGTTGAAAATCAGCACCGTAGGCGTGAACGACGACCCCTGTGCCGTGTGCGTCGTCAGCGCCGTATCGCCGACAGTTGCATATCTCAGTGATGCGGAGGATGCTTCTGTGCCGTTGCACGAGATTGCCGCAAAGTACCACTGATCAGTCGTGATCGTGCTTGAGTAACCGTCCGCTCCGTTATCCGACTGAATCGACAATCGGACGTTTGCGCCGTCTCCGACTGTCAGCAGCAGATAATTGCCGCCTGCGTCCGCTAACGCGAAAACCGTATTCCATGTGGAACCACCGGCACCACGACGCCTGACCCAACCGCACGCCGTAAAGTTTGTCGACGATGGGAGGTTTGCAGTCCGTTGGAATGACTCGGTAGTGGCGTCGAATCGAACAGCCACGGATTACGCCTCGCGCAATTCGACCGCTAGTACCTGGATGTCTCCCGCTGCGCTGTCCGCAGAAACGTCCCGGTTCAGCCGCAGCCGGCAGTAGTCGCCAGCCGCAATACTGTCCGCATTCGTGAGCGTCACCGAGAACTGATCGATGTACCCGGCAGTTCCGGGAACCGTCGCGGCGCTCGCAGTGTTCACCGTCGCAAACGACGACCCAGCGTCAGTGTCCGTCGCGTCGCCGTCGCTGATCGCCTCTAGCGCCACTTCAAAGCAAGCGGTTCCACTCGTGGCGCTCGCCGCACGATAGGTTATGACGCAGGTCAGCGCACCAGACAACCCCTGCGGCGCGACGAACGTCCAGTAGCACGTTTCGTCCGTCGTCGTGTCGAATGCGAGATAGGGCCGCGCCTGGCCGTCGATGGCGAGCGCGGGGAAGTTCGCAGAGGGGAACTCCGCTGCGGTCGGCGTGAACGTGAATCGAGTCGTTGCCATCTCACGCTCCCACGTTGAATCTGGCGCGCAGGATCAACGCGAAAATCCGCGCCTTCTGCCGTGCCGTCAACTGCCCGCGCTGAGGCTGCGGGATCGCTGCATTAACCGTCGCCGCGTTCGCGTCGAACCAGTCGTCGAGCGCGTTGAACACCGCGAGAAGGTCGTTTTTCGTCACGCTGCACGACTCCCACTCGCGGATCATCTCACGCATCGACTCGGCCCAAATCTCCCGGCGCTGCTCGGTTGTTAGTGCTGCCATGTCATGCCACCTTCAAAACGTGGTACACCGGACGGCCACCCGATGCAGCACCCGATTGAGCCAGAATGATCCGTCGACCGACCGGATCGTAGACAGCCCCCGCGACTGCACGATCAGCGTGCCGGCATCCTCGCGCCAACTGATCGACGCCACGCCTTCCTCGCCGCCGAAGGCTTCCAGCGGCTGATGCCGGCCGAGCCGGAACGCGCCGAGATAGGTCAGGTCCGCAGGCATGAGCCGGCCGGTCGGCGCTGGACTCGGCGCAGGAGCCGGGGCCGGGCTCGGTGCGGGTACTG